CAATTAAAGTAACGTTAAGGTTACTGAAAGTAACGGTAAAGTACCAAAAACCTGTTAACTTAATTTTAAGGTCTTGATATCGCTCAACCCCGCGTACCGAAATCGTACCGAAAAAAAAAAAAGCCCTTTGTAACATCATGATATCATAAAACCCCGCGTACCGAAATCGTTACAAATCCGTACCGAAATCGTACCGAAAATGTTACTTTTTGGTCAGTAAGCTTTCGGAATAATTCAAAATAGATTGTAAACGCCGCCCCTTATCCTATACTTACCTCTCCGCCCCCCTCAATCGCCGGGGGGCTAGGCTGGATCCGGGCAGTTAATCGGCCGTCAAAAAACGGTGATCTACTCAAAAATCCGGGCGGCCGCTTGGCTCGTCATTTTTTCGCTGCGCTCTAAAATTGACGAGCACCTTTAGAGAACATCGAAAAATTCTGCAAAATTTGGGGGGTTTTAAAGGCGTGAAGATATGAATTTTGAGGAAAATGATACATCGCTAAGGTCAGGTGTATTTTTTTCTCTATAAGCTTAAAAATAGTTAATTTTGCGATATGCTTGGTTTTGAAGCAAGGTACATAAGAACTTCGGGATTTATGCCACTTTTTGATGCAAATTGCTTTACAGACATTGGCACTCTACTGGTTATATTATTACCAGTATTAATTCCTTTAGCAATAACCTCTCCTAACTTTCTCCTACCGAAAGGTGTTAGCAATGATGCTGCTGCAAATGCCCCTGGGCTTACCTGTTGCTGGTTTGCTGAATAAGCGCCAGCACCGGTTGCCCCTACTATACCACCTAATCCAATCGCTGAATTAAGGCTCTTGTTGTTCAGGTTTTGCAAGGCTTTTCCGACCTGACTTTGCATTGCATAGTCTTTGACAAGCCCTTTGTAGTTGGGGTCTTGAATTTTTGATTCTAAGATTTCATTTAAAGTTTTCTTTATTTTTCCTAGAGCTGCAGCGTCAACTTCGTCCATTCCGGCACGTGCTTTTTTAATGTTTGAGTTCAAGAATGAAATGGAACGTGCTAAGTCTGTGCCGCTTACATTTTTAAGTTTATCAGATTTACCAAGCAGATTACTCTCTAAGTCTGAAAGCGCACGAGTGACCGCGGAATTTTCAGGAATGTTTTTTAATTCGTTTGGATTGAATGATTTTTTTACGTTAGCGAGAATTTCAGGAGCACTAAATGGCTCTGTGACGCTCTCTCTTAACGCTCCAATTTGTTGACCTGTTGTTTTTCGTGAAGCATCCAACATTTTTTGACGAGCCGGTGTTGTCGAAAAAAAATCTGCATATTTGTTTTTTAAAATATACTCTGTTAAGTCTTTCTCTTGTTTTTCACGCATCTCCAGTGGCATGTTTTTTGAAATTTTATTGAGTAATCCTTTGTCAAACCCAACACTTTTTAATGCGTTGTCAGTTTTGATTTTATCAAGAGATTCTCCGATTTTCCCAATACCTTTTCCTGCTAATCCAAAGGCACCGGAAATTGCGCCACCCGTTGCGGCACCCTTTGCTTGTTGCAACGCATCACCCTCTGCGGCACCAAGTCCTGACAGTGCACCTTGGGCAACCATGGAGGGAATTGTCACCAAACTTTTCGCGCCAATAGCGGGTAAACCTGATGCAATCTCGCCGACCATTGATGACCCAGGGTTTGACTGTTGGAGTTGCTGTTGATAAGCGCGCGAAGCATCTCGATCAACTTTATAACCCGTTTTAAATGCTTTCTTAACACCCTCAAAACCCTCACCCTGGGGTTTGGGTAACATGCCAACAGCTTGTTGCCCTGCACGCTTAACTCCGCCTAAAACTCCCTCAATCTCATCTAAAAAATTAAAGGTTGCACCGCGCGCAGCACCAATTCCTGCGGCTTCTAATTTTTTTGCAAAACTATCATTGTTACTTTTGGGTTGTGCTGTTTGAGTTTCTGATTGTTGTAATTTTTGCATCTCATCATCAGAAATAAAATCTTTTTCCGTTGTATTCCGATCGTTTGCTAACAGTTTGTCCATTTCGTCATCAGAAATAAAATCCATTATTGTTTCCTCCAACCGCCTGGAACTTTTTTATATGTTATTCCATTTCTAACTACAGTTTCTCCCCCGGCCGTAGGGGATGTTTGGGTATTTATTGAGGGTTTTGGTTCAGGGTAGTAAAATGGGGCTTTCCATTTTCTTAATGTTCCATCGTTCTCAAAAGCTGCACGTTTTGATTCTTGGTTTGCGATTCGCTTTTCCAACTCTTTAATAATCGCTTCCACTTTTTTAATATTTTCAGTTTCAGGCAGAGTTTTATCATAAGATGTTTTTAAAATTCGCTCGCCTTCATCTTTTGTAAATGCAGTCCCCAAGACAGCTTTTAAACCTGCTTGTGCTGTCTCTTGGACGTTTTGTTCCACAACACGAGAGCGTGTAGGTCTCAAGTATTCAGGTAGAGCTCCCACATTCGGTCCTGAAATCATTGGCACGTTTGAGGATGCTTCTTTTTTCAACAGATTTAAAGATTCTCTCAATTTTTCTAGACTTTTAGCTGCCTGCGCGCGACCAGTTGTTGTCCAATCGTTGTAGTCTTTTGCATAGTCTGCATCTAATTTCTTTTGCCCCTCTGTGTAGCTTCCTTTTTCTAATTCTTGATTCAGTTTTGCACGTGTGAACATATCCATATCAGCTTGTCGTGCGGCTGAACGTTCACTTGATAGTTTGGCATCTGCCGCACGTTGTGTTTCAAACTCTTTGTTGTAATCGAGATTAAGAGCGTCACGCGCTAACTTCGTTTTTTGTTGTTTTAAAGCTAAGTCTTGCGCTGCAGAATCGGCAATTTGCGTAAAGTCCATTGGTTTTGCTTGTTGTCCTTGAAATGAACCAGCGCTTGAAACAAGTTGCGACACAGCATTAGCCAATGTGCTGTATTGTTGCTTTTGCTTCACGTTTTCTAAGTCGTCATCAGACACTTGTGGCAACTCTTTAGCTTTGAGTTGATAATTTTCTAAAATTTTCTGATATGGATCAGACATTGGCATCATAGTTTTCATAACTCCCGCCGGCTTGATAAACAGGTTGAGTGGATTTGTTTGGTTTGTATAAACTACCCAAAGTTAAGGCAGTGTTTGTCATGCCGCTATAAAGATTGGCTCTATCTCGTGCACTGTTTCTAATATCCTCAATGTTTCCTTGAATTGCGCCCGTTTGTGCTGACAATTTATTAAGTTGATTTTGATATTGTTGCTGTGCCGTTTGGTTTCTAAAATCTCTTTGCTCGTATTTTGCTTGATTGCGTAACGCCGTGTTGCGGTCTTGATTAGATTGTTGCGCTGCTAGATTTGTACGCTGTGCATCATTTAAATTTGTTGTATTGAACATGGCTTGGTTGCGGCGACTGTCAGCCATCCGTTGATTAAATGCGTTAATGATATCCGCGTTGCGACCTTGCAAATTCAAATCATTCGCTTCAATTTGACCGCCCAGGTTTGCGGAATCTTTTAATGCTTGCAAACGGTTTTGATATGCCGCGAGTGCTGCTTGTGTGCCCGCTTGCGATGCCGATTGATTCGCATTTTGTTGTGAGGAGAGAGCCTGTGCAAACGCTAAACCGCTGCCGGGTGCAAAACCACGGCGGCTTGCATTATCTAAAATTCCAGCTTGCTGTCCTTGATTTTGAATTGCTGCGTTGCGCATGGCTTGCTCAACCATTGCTTGACTCTGCGCGTCAGCACCTGTGTTTGACAGGTTCCGTAAACGCTGCAGCGAGTTGAGCATCGCGTCTTGGCCTTGCTCGCCAGCTATTGAACGTTGCACAATTTCGGGTGCTTTTTCTTGAATGAGCGGCAACATTTCGGGATTGAATTGACCCAAAAGTTTGAACTCTTCGGGCGTGATCGTGCTCATATCAAATTCAGGGTTTTTAATTGCATCAGCGAGTGCTGCAATCCGTGCGCGTTCTGATGCAACGTCTTTCCGCGCATTTTCGGCGCCGAAATAATTTAATAATCCGCCGGCGAGTGCTGTGCCGCCAAGAATACCTAAAGTAATTGGTTCCATTTTAATACCTCATATTCAACTAAATAACTTACCAAGTACTGGTATAGGCAATCCCCCAAGTATAGCTTGCTCTAGAAAGCTGGGTGCTTCACCAAAATTTGGGGGAGGTGCCGCGGGCACTCGCGATTGTAAGAATCGCAACAAGTCAGGGCGTGCGCTCTCTTGTAAATTGTTGAGATACTCGTCGCGATTAAACGCAACGTTTGTATCTGCTGGACTTGCAGACGGTGCGATTTGTTCTTCTCCCAGTAAGCCTGCTAGCTTATTAAATCTCGAATCTAAGAATTGAGATTGGTCAAATGTTCTTTCAGGCGACACATAAAGAGAGGGATCAATGTTTGGAACATATTGAAATGAAGACCGTTGATTTTGTCCAGGCAAATATTGCGTCAAATTATTTTGTAATGCCACATCTTTAAGCAGATTTTGAATTGTGTTTGCTTGCAATTCGGGAATTTCATTATTTAATAAATTCTGCCGTGATGTATTAAACGTATTCTGTGCATCGATTGCTTGCTGTTGTGCCGTTGTGCCGAGCTGTTGCTTTAATCCTTGGACATCACTTCTTACTGTGTTTGCAGTGTTAGCAAGATTTGATTTAGCATTTGCAAGCGCGGCATTTTCATTGTTCAAATAATTTTCACGTGTTGTATTAAAATTATTAATATCACTTAAATTTTTATTTAAGGCTTGTCCTGCTTGCCCACTGTTGCGATACAACAGCGCATCAAGTCTTGAACCTCCGGCGGTTGTGTTGTATTGATTGCGCAATTGGTTTGAGAGACCTTGCACGCTACTTGCTGCTGCTACAGCGCTCGTATCAGGGTTAATAAATTTTGTTGATGATGTTGTTGTGTCCATGCGCTTTTGCCGCTCTTCCGGACTCAATAACGATTGCAATTTTGAGAATTGGCCATCATCTATTTTGTTCAACTCATCTTTGCCCGCGTAGGTTTTCTCGTTTTCAATACCTTTTAATTTATCTGTGTACGTTTGCGTACTTTTATCTAAATTTTGTTGAGCGTCTTTGATATTCTGATTTAATCCCGTGTCTAAGTCGCCTTGCTTTTCGTTGATGTTTGCACTCAACACATCGCTAGGGTTGCGAAATGTGGACGCGTATGGGTTTTGATTATTTTGTGCACCCGACCCGCCACCTATGGGTGCCGCTTCGTTTTTTGGGTTACTGACTAAATTATCGATTTTTCTGAAAACTATCGGCATGTTTAAAATCCTTTAAATTGATGTGACGTCACATCACGTCAAAAGCTAATTTCAGGTTCTGCGGGCATTGCCGGTTTCGATTGCTGTTGACTCTCTTCAATCGCCGCAGGTTCCGGTGTCGGTTCTTGCTCAATTGGCGGCATTCCATTTTGCTGCGGCGGTTGTCCAGGTTGCATAGGTTGCTGCGGCATCATCGCTTGCTGTTGCTGACTGATAAATTGCTCGTGCTGTTCCATGTGGTTTAAAATTTCTTGAATATTCCCATTTCTGCGGAATTCCGGATTGCGCAAAATGTCTTTATGTTTCTCAATGTGCAGTGCGTGATTATCGGTATACAACACAGGGCACGGGATGCCTTTTGAGAGATCATCATTTTCTTTTTGAATTAAAGCCGACTCATTGAGTTCTGAATTCCATAACCGCTTAGGCGGTTCACCTTCCAGCACCATAAAGTAATCGCCGATATCTTTAATTAATCCCTTGCTCAACAAAATCTCTGCTTGGTCGCGACGGCCGGCAATTGTAGCCATCAGTGGGTTTGTAATTTCAAGCGAGACTCTTTCAAACTCTCTTAAATCTGATGCCTTAAATTCTTTTAAATAAGAAATATTGCCATCAGAAATAACTGTAAGTTGTTCTTCTGCCCCAAGCATTTTATAGAATTTCACTGCAAGCGTGATGGTCTGCTCGATGCTTGCAAAGATGGATTTTGAAAATGAACTGAAGAATTCAATCGAATTTGCAGTCAACGTTGCAATGGCATTTCCCGCTGTCACACCAGGCGGCGGTGTACCCCGCAGCGCACTGTTGATGTTTGCAAGTGTGCCTAAGTTATCAATGTAAATTTTAATACCGTCCATAATTTCAGGAGCCGAGCGCGTGAGTTGCAAGGGTTCAGGCTTTCCGCCGCCATCATTGCCTTGAGGGGTGTAGTCAATCCAACGCATCCCATAAATTTCTGTGATATCAATATTAGAGCCTCTCGGATTTAATACAGATTGCACACCAAATGCAGATTGATTCGTTGCCATTGTGCTAAAATTGATATCAAGCATTTCTTGCAACGGTGCGAGGTTTGAGAATTGTGGATAGCCCAACAAAAAGTCATCTAATTTTTCAGGCATGCACGGAATCACCGGCAAACATTCGTAAATGTTTGCGCCGTCATACAACACGCATTTCTCGCTGCACATGATGATCATGCGACCCTGCGGAACTGCAGGGGTTGGCTTATGATAATAATAATAGACAAGGATCAAATCATCAGTGCGTGTCAGTGTGTCATCAAATGATGCAATGGTTGTCGTAAACCCGTTTAAAATTCGGTTGAAATTCGGAATTTTTCTAAGCTCATCTTCCATCTCTGGATGTTGCGCAATGAGATCCCAACGGTTCATGCGTTTGGCGACTGTAACACAATGTAAATTATTCCAATCTTCTTCGTTCCAGTCGTAGTAGACATACTTTGCACTTGCGACTTGTATATTCACATCACCACTCATCACTGGCGCACTGGGCATCCCATCAGGCATTCCCTCACTCATGCCATTATCAACACGTCTTCCTGCTTCTGAATCCCAAGTCACGTGCCAAAAACATTGACCGTGCAAATATGTAAGCTCTGCGAGCCTGTCGATTTTCTCATCAAGTGATTGGTCTTTGACAATTTGATTTGCCAGGGACTCTGCAATCTGTCCGTTGCCAAATGCTGTGTAATCACGCGAGCGCATTTTTGCTGCAAATTGCAGCTTCTGTTTTGTAATGATAGAGATCATTTGTCTGACAAGTGATCGAGCTTGCGGCACACTCATACCAATGAGCTCGCCTTGTTCTCCCGTGAAGTTTAAAATATCAATCAAACTGTTCCGGTAATAAACTTCCGAGTTGCGATTCCACACATTGGCAATCCCAACACTTGAGAACATTTTTTGCTGTTGAAATCTGACAATCTCCATCACTTTTTGCGATGCTTTTTCGATCGTGTCACTTGCGTAGTAAATTCTATCCAAGAGGCACTCCTTTTTATTTTGATATGCGCTCTGAAATATTACGCACTTTTAAATTCATGGATTGTAAATTGATAAGCTCTGCCGCTTCACTGTGTCTGAATTTTGGCTTGAGCCAAGTTGTGATTTGTGTATCGACGGGAATAAAAATGCGCACTGGTTGCGCACTGTATGTTGTGAAATTTAAGTTGATAGTTTCCCCTGCGCCCCAAGGGAAATAGCCCCATGGGGAAATACCCCAAGCGAGGTTTGCGGTTGTCGCTGACCATTTTTTAAAGACGGTCTCGGCGTTATCAGAGATAAACCCAATCTCTAAATGTGTGATCGCTGTGTTGCGACAATTTAAGCTCAACTCGGAAAACTGTTTTAAAATTTCTTCATTAAGACCAATTGGCGCCATCGCCCACGTGCTTGTAATGGCGCGATAGTGAAACGGTAAGTCTGTGTCTGTAAAATTTATCTGACGGACAAAATAATAAATTCCATCTACGATTCTATCAATACGATTGATGGAGCTTTGCCACGCGATAACGTCTCCATCACCGATTGGTAACGAGCTAATGATTCTGCATGAGAGCTTGTCTGCGGCAACTTCTAAAATTGCGATGACCTGTGCGCTCTCATCGCAAAAATCAAGACGCGTGCTTGTTTTGCGGGCTTTTATCAAATTTTCTGCACTTGAGATGGCATAATGTGTGTTATCCGCAAATCGAATGACACCACGCTTATACAGAATTGTTGACGTTGACCATTTGTCAGCGAGAAAATTATAAACGTAAGTGGTTGCGCCCGCATTATTCGGTTGTAGTGTTGTCAAAAAATAATGCCTATCTGATGGCACCACAGCAGCAAAAGTCTGATTATAAAAGTTTGAATTCGTAAACACAGCGTGCAACACAGGCTCAATTGGTCTGCTTACGATACTTACAGCTGATTCTGTGATGCGTGCAACACCTGATGTTGTACAAACAAAAATCACATTGTCCGTGTCGACGGCACTTTCCGGTGCGTTACAGAAAATTGTCAAGTCGATTGGCGTCACCAAAAAATCAGAGCGATTGTTGCCTGACAGTCTGAATACACCATCTTCTTTAATAATAATTAAAGAGTTTTTTAACGGGATGATGCGCTGAATTTCCGCGGTCTTTGAGCCCACAAGCAAATAAGACAAAAGTGGGAACGCCTCAAATTCTGACTCTTTGCTAATATAAATACCATTAGGTAGTTGGGTATTCGTTCCTGTCACTGAATAATCATCTAATGCGTTTGGAATATTCGGGCTAAAGTTTGCACCCACAGTTGCACTACTTGCTTGCAAAACAAACGTATCATCTATCAATCGACTATAGAAAAACATTTGTCCTACAACGCTTTGAGATGTGCTTGTATAGCTTGCATAAATGTTGCTATAATTATCGCGATTAATCACACGACAGAGTGCCCGTGCTGTGGTGTCAATATTCACACTGACAGAGGGACTTGACGTTGATAATGCAAAGTCACCGCCTGCTGCGGTGTTATAAGAATTGCTTGAGGCTGCCGTGTAGCGGCGAACGGGAATCAGAGCTGCTTGTGCTGTGGTCTCGTCGCCCGTGGAACTTGTGCGCCCGGCGTTTGTCACTTGAATATAACTTGATGCTTTTGATGTGATGATAAATCTGCCATTGTTTGCAGCATTTACAAACCCCGTAATATCAACATACATCCCAACAATAAAATCAATCGTTGAGCTTGTCGTATAACGAACTGTTGTGCCGCTTTGCCATAATGCTGTTGTGCTTAAGTTATTGTTATTGGTTTGCAGTACGTCAACGTAATCACCGTTAGTAAACGTTGAGCTACTTGAACGAAGTAAAGAAATATCAAGCGTATAATTGCTTGTGGTATTTGCAATAAATAAATGATTTTTAAATAATGCAATATCTAACCCAACAGGCGGCGGAAAGTTTGCTTCAGTTTCGCCCTCGCCTGTGTTGGGGTTTGTATACAAATAAGTGCTTTTAAATAAATCATCAACAGTGTCTGTGTAATTGATATAACCTGTTGCGAGTTGTGCACTTGTTACGTTTGCTTCGTAAATCAATTGTAGCGTGCTCTCATCAGGCTCAACGTCGTTATTGATTGACGCGTTGCTCCGGTACACGCGATATAAAAACGCTGTGGAATTTACATCTGCGGGTATTGTAAATTCTAATTGTGGTTGAATGCGTTTGCCAAATTTTAACGCTGTTGAGTTTGCTGTTGCTGTCAGCACAGCTGCGGTACTAATTGTAAACGTGTTGGTTGTATAACCTGTTACAACGTACTCACCATCGGGCACGGGAATAGTGCCATTGGCATTTTTAATTGTGACGAAATCATTCGTGACAAGACCATGCGCTGCATACGTTACTGTCACGTTTGACGTGGCAATTGAAATTGACGTTGCCGTAATTAATAAATTCGCTGTTTGGGTAAATTCCGAGGGTGCACCTAAAATTAAATTTTGGTTAACATCTTTTCTACCAAATAAAACCCGATACCCAATTTGTGTGTCCGGTGCGTGAATTCCTGTATTGACAGCATAACTGGAGCCGGAGCCCAACGGCATGTACAACAAGTCAGGCGCTTTATTCACACCTGCTTTTAATAATGAGGACGTTGTGTCTTCCAATTTTATAATAAAATTATGACTTGGAATAAATAAATTCCCGCCTGCCTGTGCCGAACGCGGTAAACTAATTGTAAATGTTTGGCCAACAAGATTAACAATTGACTGAAAATCGCCCGCAATTGTCTGATCGATTCGTGAAATTGTCGTTGCGGATGTGAGAATTAATTTATTTTTGTAATCAATAATATCAACAGGACTTGGCGGTGGTGAACTTAAAAATGTCGCGTAGCCATTTCTTTTTTGAATGATATCGTCCTGTGCAAATATAATATTTTCTGCAATTTCTAAAAAGCCCTGCGCGCTATCTTGAAAGCTATTTTGTTGTAAATTTAAACCTTTAAATTGTGTAATTTGCATTTACAACCCTTATGAAATTGTAATATTCGGCAAAACTTTTCTGCGCATTCTGCGATTTAAAAATCCGTTGCGGTTGATAATAATCTTAGGCTCACCTGTAATTCTCGGTGTTAAAATATTTTCCATAATTCTGCGCAACTCATTAAGTTGTGGTTTAAACGCAGTGTACGCTTGCAAGTCTTTTTGCGCTTCAATTATTTTTAATTCAATCGCTTTTGACAAATATTTATAACACTCATCCGGCAATAAAAGCGTGTCAGTTTGACCCGCGAGTGTCACACGGTCACCAGCGACCAATTCATCCGGAATATCTGCTGGATTAAAGGATAAGACGTGTTCATTAACACCCAAAATTTGTTTATCAAACGATAAAATGCGCGGATTGCAGCGTGGGTTTGCTTGAATAAAGTCACAATAAACCGAAGCAGAAAACGTTGCAGGCGGTAAACTTGTAAGTGTCACATCTCCTGCTTCCAAATCTACAGATTGCACAACAGCCACAGCAGAACTCAATACCAAACTATTATGTTGAATGGGATATGTGAAATTCAAATACCCATAATTTGAATTTGGAGTTGGCACTAAATTAACAGTGTTACTTGAAAAATAAAAACCTAATGGATTTCCTGGTGTCGTAATTTGCACGCCGTATGTATAATCATACAATCTCAAATCACGCGTGAGTGTTGGATTTAATAAATCATCTTGAAAAAATAATTCGCGCAATTGTCCGCCAATCGCACGATAAGGCATTGTGTATGATTTTTTATTTGCGACGACTTGTTGAACTTCTGTATAAAGAAGTCTGTCACTATGCAATCGTAAAATCATGGGAATAATGACGTCTTGGATTTCTTCGTCAGCCATAGCGAGCAAATCCGTGTCATCAAAACGAAATGATGACGCAGCAATTGTCTGATTGCGTTTGATAGATGCTAACAATTCCGCAGTTGAGTAACTCATTTTTTCCCTACAACAAATGGCGTTTTATTGTCAGACTTTTTCTTTGGCGCCATGGTGATTTGAGTTTTTGAAACAATCATTTGATTTTTCTTTGGCGCAACTTTTTTTTCGTTTTCAGATTGCAACCATTTTTCAAAAATTGATGGAACTTTTGGTTCTTCCATCTCATTTTCTTCTTTTTCTTCTTTATCTTCTTTTGCATCTTCTAATGCTTCTTCGATTGCCGCAACAGGTTTTACAGCTTTAGAGCCAAAACCTTGCGCCATTTTTGCGTGCATCGAATCAATTAATTTTTCTAAAATTTTTTCTGTTGCATCCGCTGCCATTATACGTAACCCTCAATTAAAATGTTGACAGAGCCATTATCAAAAGTATCTGTGCTTGTAGTCGTAATTCTCAAGCGATCAACTGTTGCGGCCGTAGTTTTAACTCCAGAATTAATCGTCATTTGTGAAGTGGTTTGTCTTGTAACGCCATTTGAAACCCATAAATTTGATCCAAGCGTGATTATTGCTAAATGGCCAGTTGTATTTGTAGTGGAGTTATTACTAAATATTACAAACCCATTTGTTGCACTTGTACCTGTTGTAGACGACGATTGAGTTAGGTAAGTGGTTGTAGACAAGTAACCTGTTGTTTCATAACCTGACGTCGTTCCCAATTGAATTAAAAGTTGCGCAGAGGCACTTAAAGAAACTTCATTGAACACAACAGTAATTTTTTTTGCCCAACTTGGTATGCCAGTGAAATCTATTGACGTGCCACTTGTTGTCGCTTTTGCTGTTTCAAGAAACATCAAACTATTTTTAATACCATCCAATGCAGAACCTGTATTGCCGCTTAAAACTAACGTCATTAGTCAATCCTCACAATTAAATTTCCTAACGGTATTTTGACTTCTGATTCCGGGGCAACAGGATCCGGAGGTGTTGGTTTTTCTGCTGTTAATTCTTTTAATTCGTCTAGTGTCGTTGCGTCGTCTGCAAGTTTTGTAATATCACGCAGACGCTTTTTTTCTTTGATGATTTCTGTTGTATCACCATTAACTTCTAATGCTTTTAAATATTCCACATCTTGTGCCGCAAGTAATGGTTTGCGTTCTTCACGCAATCGTTGTTTCGTTATTTTTTTCGCTTTGTCAAAATTAATGTCGATTTTTTCTTGCACATGTTCCCACGCACTGCGGAATTCTCGGTCTGTGGGAATTTCAGACACATCCACAATTTTATAGTCAGTATTAGGCGGTACATCTTTTGCAGCGATTTGTTCAATGGTTAAATCGCTGTCAGGTGAGGGAATTATGACTGAAATTCCGCCTTCAGTGTTTGTATACATAATTCTTTTGTTCATTTTGTTTCACCTATTAACGAAAAATTGCAACTGAAATTTGGTCGTGGTCTTGTAAAGCACCCCCAGCAGCAGTAGAAGCTACATACCCTACAGTAATCTGTGCAGTTGTTGTAGTTTTTGTATTGGTAGTGTTTGCGTTTTTAAGACCAAATAGTCCATAGTTTGCACCTGTAATACCACCCATACATGTTCCAACTATTGTATAAGTTGTATCAACCATAGCGTTAGTAAAGTTAATAGTATAATCCCCATTTCCATTATCAGTAATGCTCGACACATTCCCACTCGCACGAATTGCAACAGTGCCCATGCCATTAAAATTAACCCACGCACGACATCCATACGCCGTTGCTACGGATCCATAGCCGGAATTAAATTGCAAATTGCCGGAATTCACAGACAGGGCATCAGTTCCGTTATTTCGTAACGTAACAATTCCTGATGTGTCGGATGCAATTTCTAATCCAGTTGTCGTTGAAGCATTGAGTGTAACTGCCATAATTAGTTGCCCTCAATTAAAATGTTGACAGAGCCAGCGTCGAAAGTATCTGTTCCGTTAACTGTTGTAATTCTGACACGGTCGAGAGTGCCTGAAAGTGTTTTTATAGATGAGGATAAAGCAGAAACTATGCCCGTTCTATATTGAACGTAAGAAGTTGAAACCCAAGTTGCATTGCCTGCATCCACGAGTGTATATGTCGCAGTTCCTCTTATTATATCAGAGGCTCCCGCGTTTAGTGTTAGCGTGTGCCCCGTTGTAGCTGTTATGAGTCCTGTACCTGTGGCTTGAACAGAGTAAGTTTCAGTTGCGTATCCTGTGCTTTGAATACCTCCGGAAGTTCCTAATTGTATTTGAACGATACTTGCTCCATTAGTACTGACACTATTAAACATCACTGTAATTTTTTTTGCCCACGATGGGATATTTAAAAAATCTTTAGATGTACCACTTGTCGTTGCTTGAGATGTCTCTAGTTTTAATAATTGAATTGTCCCTGTTGCGGCTGGCAATTCTAAATTATTTGTTCCAGCAATTGCGGGCGTGTCTAGTGTGACCTGTCCGCTTGTTGCACCTTTTAAAATTATTGGCATAAATTCCTCACAAAATAACCCAACGAGAATTGCTTGGGACAGTAACAGTAATCCCAGAATTAATCGTAATTGTTCCTGTACTCATTGCGTTGTTATTTGTTGTGATTGTGTAATTTGTTGTCACAGTTTGGCCATTTTCGTAAAATATTGCATCACTGGCACCGCCTGTGGCACCGCCAATTGATGAAAGACTTGTTCCATTATCGACAAATAATCTTTTCGCATCCGAGGCAAAAAGAATTGTGCCCTCTTTGCGTGTGAGACTATTTAACGTTGATAAAGAAGCTTTCGGTGTTGTGATGCGTGAGGTGTCTGATGCGGTGCCGCCATCAATATCTTTATTTGTAATTGTTTGCGAAGTTGTCGTTCCCACAGCTGTAAAATTCGCATCGGGTAACGTAACAGTCCGTGTTGTGCCTGTTGTAATTCCTGCAACGTTAAATGTTAATTTTTTTGTCGGATCTGAATTGTCCGTGATAAATGTTGTGGATGATTCTAATGATTTATTTTGTAATGTTTCTGCATTCGAACGCCCAACAAGTGTGACTGTTGCATCGGGAAGTGTAAATGTTCGTGCGGTTGCTGTGCTGATTTGTGACGCGTCAAACTTGGCGACTTTAGTCACGTCAGATTGATTAATGATAGAAGTTGTGCTGTCAACTAAGAGTTTATTTGATAATGTTTGCGTCGCCGTTGTGCCGACAATTGTTGAGTTGGAATCAGGAAATGCAAACGTGCGCGTGGTTGCAGTTGTAATTCCGCTCACATCAAAAATAACTTTTTTTGTATTATCGGAATTATTAATGAGACTTGTCGTTGTGTCAACAAGAGATTTATTAGATAATGTTTGGGTTGTCGTTGTGCCAACAACGGTTAAATCCGCGTCAGGAAAAGTCACGACGCGTGTCGTCTCTGTTGTCAGACCATTTAATTGGAATTGAATTCTCTTAGTGTTGTCTGCATTATTGATAAAATAATTAGCATTATCAACAAGTGATTTATTTGTGAGAGTGTCCGCAGAAGATGCCGTAATTGGCACATCACCGCTTGCAACTGTGTTACTAATAAACTTCCAATCGCCTTGATAAAAAGCAATAATTATCTTCTGTTTATTATTAGTAATAACAAAAGAAGAATTACCATTGATAGTGTTAGTTCCATTAGGAAGAAGTGTAATATTATGAGTTGCGGCGTTTCCTGACTCATCACCAATAAAGAAAATTTGATTTGCAACCCCCGCGGGTAAGTTAACAGTCGCAGCGCCCGCGTAATTAATTCCGACAATACAATCTGTGGCAGCGCTGACGACAGTCGTCGCAACAGTTGAAATGCGCGTCGCCAAGAATTGCTTGTTGGTTGTCTGCGCATTGCTTGCTAAATCAACAAGAAAATCTGTAAGCGACATCCAACCGGTTTCGCCGGATTCCGGGATGCTATAATTTGTATTGTTCCACGTTCTTTGAATGCTCACTTGTTGACCCCTTTTAATTTCTCAAAAGTTCTTAGGCCGCCAAGGCCAAGCATACCCAAAAGTACCGGCAAAATTTCATCAATTTTAAAAACAGGAAGTGCCGTAATTTGTTTATCAAACAATGTTAGAATAAAAATAAACAGCGGCTGCAATAAATAATTATATCCAAAAATCAAGCCACAAATCCACATAATGCATGGACGAGCGCCACTAATAAAGACGTTGTCATTTGTAGCTTGTACTTGATTAATTTCCAGTTGTTTAAAATCCACTTCTTGCGCAAGTTTTAAAAGTTCCGCCTGTGCCTTTTTCGCATCTTCAGCGTTTGGGAATATTTTCTCAATAATTGTTGAAATTAACGGGAAAAGCACAGGCGGCAGTGACATAACTCACCTCAAAATTTAAGTTGATGCTTCGTCGTTGATGCCTTCCAGTAACCCATTCTTTGCGGGTGAACGGCACAACAAGTACACGTCGCCGTAAGTGTGGAACACATAGGCGCCTTGATCTTGCAATTGAAAAATGAGTTTTTCTTCAGGCATGCCTTCAATTTGTGTTGCGATATCTTGCGAACCACTGCACAACCACTCGTCAGTTTTTAGTAACAGCGCGTCACCTTCCATAATGTAACGGTGACCAATTATTTCTAAGTCACCCTCTGCATATGCAAAGCGAATTGCCTTGCCGCCATTGACAATTTCTGATTTATTGTACGAGTAGTCGTACTGACGCGCGGCTAACTCTGATGACACGATGTTATGAAATGTGCGTGGGTTCACATAAACTTTTAAATCACCAGTGAGGCCGCCAGCATTGACCATGTCAGCAACAAATGCTTCCAATTTTGTAAACGTTAATTTCCCAGTTATTGTGCCGACGTTTCCTTTCCAAAGCGGATACGTTGCAGCATTAATATTAAATAATGTCCCGGTGTTTTTTAGAATTTTTTTAGCACCGACCATCTCATTTGACAATTCCATGCCCTCGAATGCGAGGATATGAGAGCCAAGAGACGATGCGGCAACTGGCACAAAGTCCACTTTTAAAATTCCAAGCGCGGAATCTGCTGAGATGAGTTTTCCTTCTGCGACAACGCTTAAATTGCTTGCAAGCAATTGTTTGACTTTGACACCTTGCATTCCTACCCAAATTCCTGATGCAAAATCTCCTGCATTTAATAAAATGTAGTTGTTGCCACTGCTACTTAACACACCCGCAGTAAATGTAAGCGAGCCGTAAAGTGAACTTGTGAGCGTGCCGCCGCCATTTGTGAACGATGCGCCGCGATAAGTTGCTGTCATGTAAGCAACGCGGCCTAAAAGTTTGGTTGTGTTTTGTCCGTGAATTTTCACGATTTCTTGGAAGCGTTTGTGCGAAAGCATATTGTTTCTGACAACGTGTTTCGTTGCTTCAACAAACGCCGAGTCATCGCCGAGAGATCTACTAATTGATTGCCAAGGAATGACAGAGCGCAACACAGAAATTGATGGCGAAATTTCACTTTGCCGGATTGCTCCTGCAATTGCTGGGTTAATGTTGAACACTTCACCGCCGGAACCAGCAAATGTGATTCCCACTTCGGAGCCAAGTTGGATTGCTTCGACGTACTTATCACCGACGCGGCCTTTTTTGCTGTATGCAATCTCTTTGTTGATTAATAAATCGTCCATCGGCAACGCCGAGGTGTTCATTTGTCCGTAAACTTTTTTAAATATCTGAATGACTGACGAGCTACTTGTTTGTGACATCGTTTAATCCTTTTAAGCTTGTATAAAGTCGATTGTAATTAAGATGGTACCAGCAGTCACGGAGTCTAAGTTGCCTGCTGAAAAGCGGCCGTAAATGTTTCCTGCTGGAGACACAGAAATTTTTGACGTTGCGGCATCGGGTAGCGCTGTGGTTGCAACACCCTCACCAACGACATATGCAAACGAGTTTGCGTGTGAGCCGCCTGTCGTTTGGATGGTTTCGATTCGTGCGCCAAGAACTGCTTTTGCGCTGTTGTGCGCGATGATAAATCCGAAATAATTTGAGCCCATCGCAGTTGAACCAAAACTTGTTGCAACGACAACATCATTAGCGGTGCCAAGCATGTTATCTGTTTGCGTCTGATTAAAATCTCCTGCGTCAAAACCAAACAACACAGGAGCGCCTTGAAGCGCAATCTGTGCCGCGGTTTTTGCAGCTGTAATTGTAAATTTAAAAGTGAGCGTGTCGACTTGGGACTTTTGCAGACGCTCGTCAGGAATTACTTTAGTATGCGTAGCCATTTAATAACCTCTTTTGAAAAATTCTTGTAAATTAGTTGTGAGTTTCTCTTGTCGCGCAGGCGTTTTTGTCGCATTAATTGCTGGAGTCTTAACGCCTTGTTTTTTTGCAAGGTACGTTTCTACAAACTTTTCTGCGTACTTATCCGGCAACAATTCTAAAAACTTTTCGGGGTTCTGATCCGTCCATGTTTTAAGACGATTTTGAAATGAGTTTTTGCTACGGTTGATGGCTTCTTTGACAGGTAGTCGTTGTTTCGACGCCTTGTATTCAGCGAGCATCTGTTCCGCAACGTCTGCGACCATTTCGACAGTGGGTTTTGTGATTCCCATTTCTGCAAAGGTTGCTGCGAACTCATCGTCTAAAGCTTTTGCAATCATGGCTTCTTGTTGCGCATATTGCTGTTGCTTTTGTTGTGCTTCGAACTGATCGCGCCATTGCTTAAGTTCTTTTAATTCTTTCGCTTCAGGCGTGAGCTGTTGCTCCTCTTGTTGTGCACGTATGCGTTCAACAAGTCGCGACTCGTAGTATTCGTAAGGATTGATTCCGAGTTGCTCTAAAAGCAATTCCGGGTTTTCTTTCACTTGTCCTACGAATTGTTCGATTTGCTTTTTTAATTCTGCTGCTTCTTTAAACCGTTTGTCAGCGCTAACGCCTTTTTGGTAATTAGCTATTAATTCGGTTTCAGGCACTTCAAGCTCGCTGCCGTCAACTTTTACGCGAAATTTTTTTATTTCTGCGGCTGTTGCGGTTTCTGATGCTGTCTGTGGGGAATTATCAATTGTATTGCCTGCAGATTCGACCGCTGGCGTTTGTGTCTCAGTCATATTCATCCTTTTTGGGTAGAGAATGGCTTTTGATTTCTATTGTTACAAAATAGGGAAATTTATGAAAAATTTTGAAGAAGAAGACGTAGAGATAATAACCGCAAGCCTGCCTGCATGGGCTGCTGACCAACTCAATGAAATTGCAAAACAGCATTGTGCGCATTTTGAATATGCAGAGCAGGACTACTTGCTGCATTTTAAAAGAGATTTTGTACGTACTGTTATTTTAGAATACTTAAGCAGTAATTGGCGCAAAAATTTTATTTGACGGAAAATTAAAATAGGTATATTTTTTATATTGCTTGAACTATAATTTCTAAGGACAGGATATTATGTGGGACTTTGAATATGATTCTAGTAAAAGTTTAAAAAACAAAGACAAACACGGCATCTGCTTTGAAGAAGCACAACAACTTTGGAGTGATAAGATTAAAATTGAACTTTTAGTACAGACAGACCCTGAATTACGATTTGTAAAAATTGCCGCTTATTCTAACAGAGTTTGGACGGCAGTTTTTACAGAAAGAGATCTAAAAATCAGACTGATTTCTGTACGAAGAGCAAGAAAAAGTGAGGTAGCAATCTATGACAGAGAAAAAAATGATTACGACAGACGAATTTGACAGAATTTTTGATGAAGGCGAAGAGGATATTTTGCAATACGCGGATCTCTCAACAATGACTAAACGCATCAATCTTGATTTTCCTGCGTGGGCAGTTCATAAGCTCGATGATGAAGCAAAACGCATCGGCGGAACCCGTCAAGCTCTAATTCGTCAGATTGTAATTGGTTTTATTGATAATCGGGAAAAATTTGAGTTCGAAAAGAGAAAATTTGATGCGACTCAAAAAGAACAAGAAAAGCCTCAACAGCCCCAACAAGAAAAACAAGCAAGCTAAAAACACCAGGGCGCGCAGTAGGTAGTTAATTGCCCTGGTGTCTCTAACTACTTACCTCTTCTATTCTTAAAAATCTATTATTATTGATTAATAACGATCAACCAAGCCCAACCCCTCCGTCCTTGGTCGCGCTCACTGTCCAAGACTCCCCACATGTTCAACAATTGTACTTATGTATTCTTTTATAAAATCTATTATTATTAAATAATAATAAAAATATAAAAGAATATAAGAGTTAAACTATTGTAGGAAAAAATTTTTTCTCAAAACCGAGCCGAAAAAATTATTATTAATTAATAATAGATTTTTAGAAGAAAAAGGAAAAATTTTTTTTTCTATGTTATCATAAGTTGTTACGTTGCCCTATTCCCTCATCACCATTAACAACATTTTAAGACGATTTGAGCAATTATTTTTTTTATAGGTCAAAACTACAGTCAATACCTGTAATTTGAACCGCTAGAGGCTTTTAAATGTTTTTTAAGACTACTTTTTTACTGTACCCTATCCTGCTAATTGTATTTTGTACACTTAAATGGGTATTTTGTTGGCCAGCTGGTCAAATTATCCCTAAAATTTTAAATTTTGCTTAAAATTGTAGCAGATCAACCCTTAGAGGTCAGAATTGAGAAATTTACAACTCGCTTATGAAATACTAAAAATTTATGAAAATTTCAATAAAACTGAAATGACTTTATTAAAACTCCAAAAGCTCGCTTACTACTCGTATGCTATCGCACTAGCACATGATTATGATGAGGAGTTGGGGTACCGAGCCGCTGAAACGGAAAAAAGGCGGTTTGGCAAATACTATCTAATCGTAGTATGAGTTGGAGGGAATTGAATTTGAAATAACATCTCGACTGTTTCGTTCGATATTCTAGAGCTCGCAAATTACTTGAAAACCCAAAACCAATCTGTGTAAACTGCCATTGGGTTGGGCGTTCCCGGCCGGAGCTCACAGACCTTCCACTGTGGGCTTTTTGTTTGGCGCTTTAATAAATACTGCCGATGTGTTGAGATGAGTTGAGTTTGAGGTAAGTTGAGATGAGTTGAGATGAGTTGAGTATGAGTTGGGATGAGTTGGGATGAGCCAAGGGGTTTAGTTGTATTGTAGCTTGATTATGGGTTCCCTTAAAAAACTTTTTTCTTTTTTTTTATTTAGTTGGCCGGTCAATTTTATAGCGCTTTACAAATCTAAGTACAGTTGCTCTATCAACTCTCAACATTCTACTAATAGCAGAGTAGCTCAACTGCAACTCTAATAGCTTACGCACTTGGTCTTCTCTGTCTTCTAATATTAATTTACCATATCCTTTGGGTCTGCCTAACCGTTTGCCACTACGCTTTAATGCTCTTAGTGCTTCCTTTGTACGTTGACTGACTAAGTCTCTCTCAATTTCAGCAAATAAACTGAACAAAGTAACAAGCATCTTAGATTGCAAGTCTAAACTCTCCTGTATTTTTATATTTTCTTTTATTGCGATAAGTTGAATCTTACGCTGTATAAACAGATTTATGAGTTGGATGACTTCAGACACTGAACGACCTAGTCTGCTAAGTTCGCTTATAACAATAACATCTCCCGCTTCCAAATCTAATAGTAAATCTGTCTTGCGGTCTTGCAATGATTTTCTCGATGAAGCTTGAACTTCGACAAATTTATTAATTGTCAGATTATTCTTATAAGCATAATCGTAAATCGCAACTCTCTGATTGTTGCAATCTTGTGCTTCTGTTGAAACTCTGACGTATCCGCAAACTGTCATAGAACCCCTTGCTGTGTGTAAACCTCTCAAAACAAATAAATTGCTACAATGATTCAGGCAAAATAACAATAGAAAATTTCAGCAACTTTAGTAGTGCGTATACGAACGTTTTAATGTAGCAGATTTTGCGAAATTTTAAAAGTTATCCTTATTTTATCAGCATCACATTTTAGGAATTCAAAATTCTTCAATGATTTCATATTCTTACATGAATTCATTGATTTAAATCAAGAATTTTTGATATGTTGTTGATATTATTAAATTATTTTTTTAGATGTATTTTTTACACTTAGGGTCAAAAGCAAAATTTTTGCAAGGGAGCACCTTAACTCTCACCTCTATAGTTTCAAAAGCATCAACAAGGCCTTTTAAGGCAACAGCTATTAACCGACGTCATTCCATAATTTATAGACAAAGCTCAATAAATGTAATAAGTACACTAAATGGAATTAAACAAAGTTTACTGTGCAGACAATTTAAAAATTATGCAATTGATGGCAAGTGAGAGTATTGACCTTATTTATATTGACCCGCCGTTTAACACAGGACGGTTGCAACGAAATAAAAAACATGGACACTCATTTTCAGATTGCTTCAAAAATTTAGACGCATACCTCAGTTTTATGCAACCACGCTTACAACAGATGCATCGGTTACTCAAAAAAACAGGCAGTTTGTTTGTCCATGTTGACTATCGAGTTGTACACTACTTAAAAGTTGAATTAGACAAAATCTTTAGCCCAAAAAATTTTATCAACGAAATCATATGGCATTACACCGGCGGAGGCGGTAAGAGTCTAAAAAGTTTTAAAAAAAGACACGATACAATTTTATGGTATGCAAAAAATAAAAATAATTATTATTTTTGTGACAGTTACATTCGGTTACCCTACACACCCCATAAACAAAATAGTAGCGGTAAGAATTATGGCGGAACAATGGGACGAGATGCAAACGGTAGAGAGTACGTTGAAAAATGGGGAACAGGTAAAAAGAAGAAATATAGATATTATATCGATAAAGGGAAAATGCCCGAAGATGTATGGACAGATATACAATCCATCCAATCTGCAGCCAAAGAACGCACAGGTTACCCAACTCAAAAACCGATAAAATTACTCCAGCGCATCATTTTAGCAACAACACAACCAAATGATATTGTTGCAGATTTTTTCTGTGGCTCCGGGACGACATGTAAGGCTGCAGAATTATTAAATAGAAAATGGCTAGCCGTTGACGCAAACCCACAAGCAATTGATTTATTTGTAAAACATAATAATTCAAATGTTAGTTATTGACAGCCTTATTAATTTAATTTAGTAGTCTTTTATCCGCTGCATAAGCGGTTGAGAAATTATGGTTATATGTATTATAACTGTATTATCCGCTGTATAGCGGTTGAGAATAATTAATTAGTATTCTTTAAAGACATATTTCCGCTGTATAGCGGTTGAGAAATTATGAATATTAATTAATTAATTAATATCCGCTGCATAAGCGGTTGAATAAAAGCTAACTAAGTAATTAGTTGGCTTTTTTCTTATTCAAACCAAAAAAAGATGAAATTAAGATGACACATAAAAACCGTCCCAATGTTACAAATGTTTTTTTACATTTAAATTGGTTCATTGAAATTATTGACAATTTTTTAAGAGTCTTTTAAGTTATTGTTATCTCAATCAAAATTGCGGCGGTTTCCTGTTCCCGCCGCTTTTTTTTGCACTATTTAAAAATTTGCACTATTTTATAGCAATTTCTCTTTACTTTACAAACATACTCAAGTATAATAGAAAAGACCCGATAAAACAGGAGGGGTTATGACTATCTATTTAACATCTAAACGAGCATTGACTAAAGTTCCTGATGCTCACTTAACAGACTATATGCTGCAATTTAATACGTTTAATTCAGAATATAGAGACGAGATGCGCTGTGATACAAATAACAGCAAAGCAGACTTTGATAAAGTGTATGAAGCAGTTATTGAGTTGTTCGATGTTGCAAATTATCAAAACACGACTAGATTTGAAATTACAGCAACAGAAAATAGCGACAATTACACTTATAATATCGATAAGTTTAATAAAAACAGCAAAGCACATTTAGCAAAAGCTAAAATTATTGCAGAGCGCATCACAGCAGAACTCAACAAAGAGTTCGCAGAAAAAGACTAACAACTGAACCCCCAGGGTTTCCTAGGGGGGTTCTTTTATTACTCATTAACAAAAGAGCAAAAAAACGTTATTAAGAAAATCTTTAAGAACAAGGAGGTTAAGTGCTTACTAATAATTTTAATGGTTTAGAATTTGATTTTAAAATTTATCCGACTGATAGTTTTAAAAATTTTAGTCTTGAAAAAGATTTTGAACTAGGCAAACTTTATTATGACTCGTTAAACAAAAACATAATGCTAATTTATTGGTTCGAAGAACATTTTAAAAAAATGATCGAAGAAGACGCAACGTTTCAATATATTACAAGTATTACAGCATCAGACACTTATTTAATTGATAATAAAATTTCTTTCACTACTAAAGACCAAAGAATTAATAAACTTTACGTCCCAAAAGCTCGAATCGGTTACTTGCAGCGGGATATGTTATCAATGCTTAATCATTTCTTACTTCAAATTAATTTGTTAGATGCAACAGTCCTAAAAAAATTTAAAGAATTATTTGAAGAAAACTCACCATCTTTAGCTAAAATTATTTTAATTTTTAGAAATTTAATTGAAAATTTTTCAGATGATTTTAAAATTCAATTTTTTTGTAGCCGAATGCTTGACCCACAATTGCCACTTATGTATGCACAGCGTGCAGACTTTATGGATAATATCATTAATTCTATTCACAACAAAACAATGAACGCAGACTTTATCAAAGTTATTATTAATTACATTGACCACAGAATAAGCGAGAATTTATGACAACAAATAACAAGGACAACATATCTCCAACAGCCTTTATTGCATCTCTTATTTGTTCTGATGCACTCACAGAATTATTTGAAACAACAGAAACCAAAGAGGCAACATTTATTTACCATGATTTGGTTGAAGATATCCTGTTTTCTGTGGATTATTTTGAACAAAATAGACTTGAAAATCTCAAACAAAATAAAAATTTTCGTTTTGTTTTATCATTGAATACAATTAATGACAAAAAACTCACAACTTTTGGCACAGTTTTTATCGAAAAATTTATTGAATACATAAAAACTTACGATGTGATAACGAATAATATTTATTATTCACCAAAAGAAGCAACAGGTTATTTTAAATCTGATGTGGAATGGGTAATCCAACAAATTAAAATTGAGATTGATAATTTAAATAAAGACACACTCAAGTTTTATCAAAGACTTTTAAATTCAGAAACTTGCAATAAAAATCGTTCTCATCTTATTTTTAAAATATTGCCAACAAACTCATTTCAAAATTTTGACGCCAAATTTTTCTGTTTTCGGTTGCACACTGCATTTAAAACTATGTCAGCTTTTAAAATAGAAATTCTCCACGAAATACAAAACTACATAATGGGTAAAATATGAATAAAATCGGAAGACCGCCAGCACAATGGCTTTTAGATTTGCCCGATGGCGAATACACAGTAAAAGATTTAATGAAAATTTCAGGAAAAACACACCAAGGCGTCCGTTGGGCGATGTTTAAATACGCCAAAAGCAAACGGTATGAGCAAACTCATGGTCATTTGACTGTTTATTACAAATGGGAAAAGTTTAACTTTAAAAGTTCAGGGCAATCATGAAATTTTCAAAAAAAATCCAGCATCACATCTATGACAGAGTCTTAGATATAGTAAGTAGTCTAGGGGCAAAAAAATTAATAGAATTTCTACCAAGAAATTTAAATTTTGATGAGAGATACATCGAAAAATTGTTACTAATTAAAAACAAAGTTGATAAAATATTTATAGAAAAACCGCATTTAAAAAACACGCATGAGTTAAGAGATTCAATCCAAAGATTGGAGGATTTAGTATTATTTGTTAAACGTGGTGCAAAAATTTATAAGTTTAATAATGAATTTTTAGACGATTACTTAAGTTACCCTCTAAACTTTTCGAAATTATTAGAAACTCAAAGTTTAAACTTAGATTTTGGGAGTATTATACTTTATGCTCAGGATATTGGAGAAGTCGAGCATGAGAAAACTAAACGTAAATATAGTGTTATAACCTTAACCACACATCAAGACACAAATTTACAAAATTATATCATCTTACAATTGAGCTCCTTGGATCATCCTTATAATTTTTTATTTGTTTGCAAAACTACTGAAAAATTCAATCTTATTGAAGCTTATAAAAATGAAGAAAACTGTATAAAAACAGATATAAATCGTAATGAAGTTGTGAAAAAAATAATCAAACTTTTATTTTACATCAAAAGTAATAATGTTGATTTGAGAGAAATTGTCCCAGAAATTCCAGAAAACAACACAAAAAAAGAAAAAGACAAAACAGATTTACACAATTCGATGAACGATTCGTTTATTAAATATTTTAAAGTTGGGTATGGCTGGAACAAGTTACCATTATATGTGAAAGACGAGTGGGAAACGCAAGGGCATTTCAGAATGCAAGCTTGCGGAAAAAATCATCAAGAACATAAAATAGTTTTTATTAATCCACACATCAGAAAAAGAAAAAAAGGAATAGTTGCCCCGTCAGGCTGATAGATGCAACGCGACGCACCCGGGGCAGTCACATCATACACTACAAAATTATAAGAAAGCAAATTGAGGAGGGGTTCAGGCGACTTCTTCCCATTTTTATTGCGTTTTTGTTGTCTTATTACAAAAATTTAGTACGAATAAACACAATACAAGTCAGGAGGGTTGGAGATGTTAGCTCAATTCTTTCACATGATTTAAAATGTGCTCTTGTTCAGCTTCATTTAAATTAAAATGGTCAAATAACATTTTATCAGTCCATAAAATATCTGTAGGTATTAAAGGGACAAATTGCCAAAATTCCCTAGTCAAATGTTGGGCAATTTTTCGTATTCCAAGCAAATACCTTGCAAAATTTGTTTGCAGATAACTTTGGAACCGTTCAGCTTCTTGTTGTGTTTTAAAGCTACTTACAATTAGATAAGTCTCTGTACAAATTTTTCCGGGAGGAATTATAAAAATTTGATGTTTTTGTAAAGTGGAATCTCGATCCGCTCTTCCATAATTTGTAGGAATCGCAATTTTAAAAAGGTTGATGAGATTGTGATTTCTTTTAATATCTTGATAATTAGCATACTGAATTTTACGTGCTTGAGTCAAACATGGCACAGCTCTATTATCCGTTGCACTTACGCTTGAATTTTTTTTAAAATGATCACTATTTAAACCAAACGTATTGCGTGCGGCCATAACATCTGCAATAGTTTTATAATTAAACGCTTTTATTTTTCTTAATATTGAATGCGATTTTACTTCTCGTAAAATGACGTCAAATTCTTTTAAGTCTATAAATTCTTGAATGTGATTATTTTGAAATAAGCATAAACCTGAATACATATTTTGATAATGCAAAAAACACAAACCCCCATGCATTTCTATACATGAAAAAATTTGATTTGCTTTTGGAAAATGTCTAATAGCTTTTATTTTGCCACAGTCTTTGATGCGTTGTCGAAATTTTGTCAAACCTTTTCCTTTAACAAACCATTTCCCAGGAATTAAAAATAAAAATTCCTCAATCTTAAAATCCATCAATTTTTCAATAAATAAATGGTAAATTGGCCGGGCACTAACTCGATGACCGCCGTCCATTTCGTGATATGGCGGATTAGCAATAGCAATAATTTTACGTGTCATAAATTTATAAACTTTCAATAAGTTTAACAGCATTTAAAAAATCGGAAAAAGAGGGCTCGGCATCAAAATCAATAGGTTTGTGGCCGTATTTTTCAAACCACACCCCCCCAGCTTTAGTTTTGTAAGCATTTGCTCTTGCAGTTGCCGCATCACTCAACGATGAAAGCATTTCATTACAGTGAATTTTTAATTGAATATAAGCGACAAGGTGTGCAAAAAAACTTTTGTGAGAATTTATAAATTTCAAATTTATCTCTACGTTTAAGTGTTTTTCTAAAAATTCAAACGTGATTTTAAACATACGATATCTACATATTTTAATATTTTCTTCGCAGATATCCACTGCGCATAAATTTTTTAAAGAATCGATGACAGAATTAAAAACGGGGTCAAAATTATTTTCTTTTTTATTTTTTTCAAAAAATGCATCGAGCCGTCGCTTATAAATTTGTGTGACAATATTCCCGGTACCACAGCATGGGTCGAATAATAATTGCTGGTCATCTGCCCATATTTCGCTGTTGTCTTTTGCTAATAAATTAAGCATCTCGTCAACCACAGGCAACGGTGTAAAGACTTCACCAAGACTTTTAATACGTTCTTTACTATGATAAAGCATCAATCCAAGTCCTTAAAAAAAGTTGATTCTTATAAAATTTTCGACTAAATTTAATGCTAGATAGCCGAACCCGCCATAAAAAACGTCGTATTACTTTTTATTAAATCACGCCAACACGCCTACCTTTTAATAATTCGGCTATTCTATTCTAATTACAATAACTTGACAAAAATTTTCACATCCTTTATTTTTAAATTTCCTGGCATCCTATCTTTCTGATTGAATATTGCGAACACCTCACAAATTATTTTATAGTTTGTGAGTGTTTTATTATGGTGACTCTATGAAATGTTTTTTATATATTAAAGAAACTCAAGAAATTATCAGCAAGCACTGTTCAATGAAAGCCGCAGAACGCAAAGCTTATGGAATGCCACTTGATGGCAACAAATACCAAATCATCCCACTCTCGGAACTTCCGGTCTCAACGGTTTATATACTAGCTTATCACATTGACCCAATAGAAACTGAAGAGCTTTACGCTGTTTATTATCACTACCAAGAAGCGTACGAAGCCGCATCTAAGAACGTAAAAACGCCGCGTTATCTTAGGATGACACCCCGAATTTATTTTAAAACAATTTATTAAGAGGCTATCGATGCAGCAATACGGATTTAGTATTTACTTAAAAGATTTTATCCAAGTTTTCTTTAATCTGAATGAGTTTTATTCTAAAGAATCCTCCGCAGTGCTTAATAGCGTGTATGAGACAGAAATACCCGATAAAGAGTTGTCAAAATATGTGTCCACAATTTTGAGAATGGACGAAAAAAACCGTGCATTGCTGATGCTTGTTGATAAATTGCATGAGATTAGTAGCACAACGTTTATCGAGAGCACAGCCTTTGGGTATCCCAAATATCACAGGGCAATTGAAAGAATCGTCAGAGTTGCTAAGTTATTGCACTCGTTGCGCAATAGTGAATACGTCAAACCTGAAGCGGAAAAATTGTTAGAAACAGCAATCGAAAACTTTTTAGGTTATGCTCAATCGATGGTTAATGAAATTTATGATAAAGAAACAAAAGAAAGCTTAGCAAAAAATGAAGAACTTAATAAATCAGAAAAAGATTCGGTATTCACAGCTTAAAAAAACTTTAAAATTGACAAATAAAGTAATAAGATTGTTTACAGAAATCAGCGAGCTAAGGCCAGAGTTGCAAAATGAAAATGAAGTTTACATAAACGCAGTGGGCGCAACGGTTTTTTTCTTAGAAAACACCCTCAAGGATTATGCAGACATTGCACTTGAGATACACCAAGCGGAAGAATGCAAAACAAGCACAAATTTAACATCTTTAAAACTGCAATAAGAGGCTACAAGCAACTTGTCACAGATGACTATCAATACGAAAAAAAATATCTAAAAAGTTTAAGCGCAGCAGATAAAGAGTGGCTGGAGGCGTTTATTTCCGGTTATTATTTTCGCAACAGTAAAGACTTTCTCAAGTTGAATTTTACAGTCAAACAACGTCGCGAAAGTTTCAATCGTCACCGCCCAATTTTAAATGATATGTATTCAAAGTGTAACCGAACATTTCTAAAAGATTTCGGAGATAACAACAATGATAATGACAATTATTGAAGTTTTTAGTCTAGGATTATTGCTCGGAATTATTCCAATGGTTGGATATATTGCAAAAAAGAAATTTGATGCAATTACAATTAAATTTGACAATGCACAAATTGAAATGAAAGACTCAACAGAAAAGCTCTGCACTTTACATCAAAACGCCATGAAAAATTATGATGAACAAAACAAAAAGATTGAAAAATTGCAAACAGAGCTGACACTTCTCAAAACAGCATCGCCGAACATTTCTCACTTTAAAAAACCTGGTAATTTATGAAAATATCCATCTCCAATACGTTTGATATTTCAACGGTTGCAAATACAAAATCATATCAAGAATTACAAAGTTATTTTGATTACGCGAATCGGTTTACTTATGAAACTGTGCAAGCGTTAACAAAAAAACTCACACTCAACGACAATTTTAGTTATGCAACGTTGAATCTATCGGTGAGTCATGGTGAGCCTATTGTTTTAAAAATTACGAGTTACTCGCATATCTTAATCAATTCAATTATTCCAATTTTAACTTACGATATTTCGCAAAATTCATTGTCTCAATATGTTTTGACAATCTTTTTTAAACAAACCCAAAACATTTTTGCAAATAGTGCTACCTGGGTTGCAGGGACAATTGTCAAATATTCGGTGCAAAATATCCAAAATTACAGCATCGGGGATGTGGTCATTTTCTCCGGGTTTCGCAACCAAACCAACAATGGTACGTTTTTAATTGTTGGAATTGATAGTGATAATAGTTTTGTCTTTGTTCAAAATTACAATAGAGATAATTCGACAGGAGATGAGATTCTCTCAACATTTACAGGAAAATCACTTGTAAAAAATTTCGTGACAATTGGGGTTATCAATTGAACAATCGGGAAAAAATCAGAGCCATTATCGATCAACAAATTCAAAAGCTTTATGAAATTTCAGACACATCCAGTAAACCGTTATTTGATAAAGAAATTGACTCACTAGCAAAACTTGCAAAACTTGTTGAGTCCGAAGCATTGCTTGATAACTTAAAAGACAACGCAAAATTTGATGAACTCACGGAAGAAGAATTGATGCTACTTTATAAATTCAGACAGAGTAAAAATAATGGATAGAATCACCGAGCAATTGTGGCAACGGGGCGAGATGAGTTTTTTGTTGCATGAAGCGCAACGAGAAGTTTATAATAAAATTTTAAAAAGCCATCAGCAACTGCATCTATTTCTAGGCTCAAGACAATTTGGAAAATCATTTCTCTCTCTTGCCTTGGGATTTCAACACGTCGCAAATCCAAACACGGTCAATAAACTTGTCAAAATTGCGGCAGGCACGCTAAAAGCAACAAATGATATCGTGAATGACAACATGAAATTTTTTATTGACAGTGCACCGCGTGGGCACATTAGACCCACAAAATCGGACAAACGATTTAAGGTTGGCACGCAGGGAGAAATTCGTTTGGGCATGATGGAACGTGCGCATGTGGATTCGTTGCGCGGCGGGAATGCCGGGCTTTATATTTTAGAGGAAGCAGCAGCTGCGGTCTCAAGTGATGATTTTGAGTATGCTTATAAAGCCGTTATCATTCCGCAATTGTTGCGCTCCGGCGGTAAAATTGTGATTATCACAACTCCCTCCAAAAACCCGGATCATTATGTGCACGCGGTACTACAGCCCCAATGTAAGAAACTCGGCACGCTTTACAAAGCCACAATTTACGACAACCCACAACTCACAACAGACCAAATTCAAAACGCTATCAATGCCTATGGCGGAGTTGATAGTCTTGATTTTCGCCGTGAGTATCTGTGCGAAATTGTGCGCGATGGTCGCTCGCTAATTATCCCCGCATTTTCTGATGTCAAACATTTGACAAATGAGGGCTATGAGAGCGTGTTTACAGCGTGTTGTTGGATTGTTGGAGACACGGGTGGCATACGAGATAAGCACGTGTTGCAAGTGTGGGGTCACCGCATCACAGATTATAAAAAGATAATTTTAGAAGAAGTTGTCTTTGAATCTAATACAAATACGATCGTACTTGGTGATACAATAAAATTGTTACAAACCAAATATCAAGTCAAGTCATATCATATTTTCCTTGATTGCCACGGTCAGACTCAAGTTGACCTAGGGACACTGTGCAATGTTCACGTGACACTGCCGCCTAAAGTTGATAGAGACAATGCGATTATGGCGTTGAACTCTGCATTTTTTCAAGAGCAAATCGTCATTAACAATTCTTGCGAGTTTACGATTAAAAGTCTGCGCTCGTGTATGTTCAACAAGACACGCACAGATTTTGAACGTACAGAGGAATTAGGGCACGCTGACGCTGTGATGTGTGCGGTGTATGGCCTTAGGGTCGAAAAGTTTATTGAACGCCCTAAAATCATCACCAATGCCTCAAATTTTCATCAGATGAATCACAACACACCACAGACGAATTTAGAAAAAGTGACAAAAGCTCTCAAGCCTTTTCACAAAAGTTTAATAAATTTTTAACCACATCCTCTGTAAAAGAATCTAAAACAATTTGTGTAGCGTCTTTATCTGAAGTTAATAAATTATCTATTGCAGATTGTATTGTGTCTTTTTTCCAAAATTGAAACCATTTCTTTTTTTGAGTTTCAACTGATTTTTCAAGAACAAAATTTTTTAATATTGTTCTATCACCAATAACCCACACCATAAATTTAATGGAATAACCATTGACACCATGGTAGCGAAAAAAACAGTTGGAGTATTTAAATTGGTCGTCACTGTCTTTTTCACGAAAAGAATTAGTAAAAATTTCAAACGACAAATTCACGAGTCGAGTTTTGATGTGTAAATTATTTATCACAATACAGGGCGTTTCTAAAATCTTTATAAGCGACGTAGTATCCATGAGCCTAACACTTTCTTAGCTTGGTCTTCTTTTAAATAAGGGTGTGCGGCAAGAATCGCAGCGACAACATGACCCGCTGGCATTCGTGCGTAATCTTGCAACCCAAAATCTTCGGGATGACTGTTACGTAATAAATTATTAAATCTTCGCGTTTTATTTTCTTCAAGCCTGCGTCGTTTGTCTGCGCCTTCTTTTCGTAAACATTCTGAAATTGTCTTGAGAGACGGGCGAAACTCTGCATACGTGCTAATATCATTAAATACAATTTGCCAAATTTCTGAATCCGTTAATTCTGGGTTGTGTTGTTGTAATATTTTTTTAACTGTAGAATATTTTACAACTTTGCCATTTCTTCTTAATTGCCCGTGGCGCCATTGCACCCCAATATGTTGAAGAACCAATGCTGCATTAAATTTCGTCATCCATATCCTTTTGTTTTAAAATTACATATGTTAATATAGATGACGTTACAAAATAAATCAATAAGAGGGCGACGTGTGTTAAGTTATTATGATTTGACTCGACAAATACACTATGATCCCAAAACCGGAATTTTTACCTGGAAAATAAATAAACACAAAATTAGAAAAGGCAGCAACGCGGTTTTTTTTGCGCCGTCTCGCGGCTATTCTTTTGTGCGAATTGGTAAAAAAGACTATGCCGCTCATCGTCTTGCATGGTTTTATATGACTAAATTATGGCCGCACCAATTTATCAGTTTTCGCAACAAAGACCCAAACGATTTGCGCTTTTTAAATCTCGTCCACTGCAATAAATATGAATTGCAAGCCCATAGAAAATCATCACAGTATTTAGTTGGCGCAAGTTTTCGCAAAGATAAAAAAACAAAACCTTGGAATGCTCGAATTTACTACAAAAGTAGAGCAATTAGTCTCGGATATTTTGCAACAGAAAAAGAAGCACACATAGCACATAAAAAAGCAAAAAAGGATATTGAAAGTGGAATTATCAACTTTGCTGAAAAAGTACCGAGTGAATGGCGAGACCTTTTATCACCACGCAGGACGTTATGCGAATCAACCCGTGGAGAAAAGAAAACTTATACAAGAAATCCTTGACCTCGGCGCGGAAATTCATGAAGTTGAAAAAATTCTTGAAGTATTAAAAGAGAAATGCCGCGACCGTCAAAATTTTGTTGATCAATGTTTTGATGAGATGGATCAGGTGATTCACTCGTTTAGTTATGTCATTGATAAATTCCAAATTGTTCTCAATAAAAATAATCCGGAACAGAAACTGATTTATTTAATTGATGGCACTCGAGCAAAACTTATTGCTTCGTCGCTCCCAGGTACTGATGAGCTTGTGCGGTTGCTTGCGAATCTTTATCCCGAAGATATGGCGCTGTTGCATAAAGAAATTCAACAGCGGACGGAGAAAAAGAAACGGCATCATGTGACAATTGAGAGTTGCATCAAACTTTTAGTCAATTCGATTATCAACTCACTGTATACAAAAACTCCAATGACAATAGACTATGAAATCAAACCGCTCACACTCTCGACCAGCCAAGAATTCTCTGCGCATAAATTACAGTATGACTACAAGGAACACCCACAACTCAATCCACATTTAAAAGAATTACTCGGACGCGTGACAGACAGCGATCGATTGTGTGCGTTACTTTGGATTTGTTTTAATGGCCATAAATCGCCGTATGTTATTTATTTGTATGGCGAGGGCGGCGAGGGGAAATCTTCATTTACGGGAATGCTACGACGAAAAATTGGGAAAGATGTTGTCGCAAGTTTTGATAGCTCAAATCAATTTTCAAATTTTGGCATGTTCAATAAAGCCCTCATTGTTCTTTCTGAAAACAACAACCCACGCGTTCTCCAAAAAGCAGAAGTGAAACAATTAACCGGAGATAGTATTGTCAGCATTGAACAAAAAGGAAAAGATAGATTCACAGGCACATTGTCGGGTTTGTTGATGATTGATTCAAACGTGCTCCCTGAAATTGACGGCGACTCCTACGAATTGCGCAGACTCCGGTTATTTAAATTTGAGCCGTTGAAAGCAACAGAATTTTATTCAAAAGAAATGTATGAGAATTACTTAGGGCAAAATTTTAACGACTTTATCAATTATTGTAGAATCTGTTATGAAAAAATCGGGCAAAATTGGACAGTGTTACCAAGTCCCAACCAGCAAGCGCAATTTAAAAGTTTACAAGACAAAGCACAGCTTGTCATGAATCAAGAATTGTGGGCAAAAATTATCCGCTCTGGGGATTTTGTTTTAGATCCAAATTCAGAAATTGATGAGTCTTTGTTTTATAAATCATTGCAAAGCATGACAAACTTAAAAGAATTTAAAAAGAATTATGGCCTGTCTAATTTCTTAAAATATTTAAAAAATGAACACAGCATTAAAGCCGAACATGGCCGCATTTATGGTTTAAAAGCGTTGGATAAAAAAGGAGTCTATTATGACCCCTTTCATACAAATTAAAGGTTAAGTATGCCATTAATTACACCGGACGATTATTTAAAACGAAGAGATGTTATATATTATGAAGATTGGAATAAAAAACTTGAAAAAACAATGATGGCCACACTTGAAAAAATTAATAATTTTTTAAAGGAAATTCACATAAACGATGTGCAAGTGACAAGTGGCTGGAGACCCCAACAATTAAATGATAGCATCAAAAACGCAGCAGTTAAAAGTAAACACATCACATGTGAAGCTGTGGATTTGTTGGATATGAAACCCTTTTTATTAATGCATGCAATTTTAGAAAATTTAATCGCAGCAGAAATTCATGGCGTGTATTTTGAAGACTTTAGATATACGCCCACTTGGGTTCATATTCAAGTGACACCGCCAAAATCAGGACAGCGCATTTTTATCCCCTCATCCAATGAACCATTAGCCCCGCAAAAATTTAAAGGATTTGAATTTTATGACAGACAATTTATATAGAGTTGGCGATAAGTTTAAAATTATTGAAACGACAAATTCTGAATTTTTAATTGATGATATTTTTAGATTGCAACACATACGCCCAGGGCATTACCCCTACGTCTTTACAAAAAAATACGGGTCAACTGTTCACGAATTAGAAACAAATGAAAATCTCGTCAGCGTGTCAGGAATTAAACTCTGCCCGTTTAAGAGAAATTTTTCTGATGGAATTAGTACAAAAGATGACTTGATTTTAAAAGGACACTACCGCGCAATCAGTCCTCATTTGTTGCATGATATGGCGATGATTTTTAGACAAGGTATCGCAAAGCATGGTCTCGATTCTCACAGAAATATCACACCAAAACATGCGGGAGATATTTACGATGCGCTGATGAGACACATTGAAAAAGTCAGGCTTGGTGAGTTTTTTGATTTAGAAAGTAAACAACCACATTTTGCACATGCTGCGTGCAATCTTTCTATTTTAATGAATATCAATGCGAAATATAATGCTGAAGATATTATTAAATCAATTAATGGGGAATTGCATGAATGAAGCAGTCCTCGACTTTGAATTCTTCGGTGCTAACAATGAACACCCAACTTTAGTCTGTGCTGCTCTTGCGAATAAAACCTATTGGCTACTGGATAACTCTGATACAAAAGAATTGATAAATGATTTACAAAAAATACAAAAACTAATCGTCTATTACGGCGTTGCAGAGTCTCGCTGTTTACTTGCGCTCGGTTGCAACCCGCTTGATTTTGAGTGGGTTGATTTGTACGCCGAGTTTAAAATGCTGCAAAACTCAAATTACCGTTATTTGTATGGTTCTTACATTGATCACACAGGGCTTAAAAAATTTTCAGAACCCCCAAAGTTTAGTCAACAGATAAATCAAATAAATAGCGAAGAAGACCACGAAGAACTCTTTGAGCATAGCAAAGTACCCTCAAACTTAATTAATGCAGTCTTTAAGACAACGCAACACGTTTTAAGTTCTTCGCAAAAAAACACAATGCGAGAAATTATAATTTCAGGGGATAAAGACAATATCACAAACCATAAACACGAAATTATGAATTATTGCTTAAGTGATGTGTCGTTTCTTTATTCTGTGCGAAACAAAATAGAAGCAGAGTATCACAGGATGGGGTTGAGAAACTTTCATGATTCTATATTAAATCGTGGGTTGTATTCTGCGTGCATTGGAATCTGTGAGCAAACAGGATTGCCGATTAACAAACAATTACTTGATAAAATTATGGCAAAGACTCCTGAAATTATTAAAGACGCACGCGATGCGGTAAACAGTTTATCGCCGTTTGCTATTTATTTGCAAGAAACCCCTGCAACAGAAAGACATTTTAAAAATGGTGCGGTTAAAATTATTAAAGGAAAACCTGAAAAAAGAGACAATAAAGCCATTCAAAAATTAATTGAAAGTTTTAATATTTCATCGTGGCCAAAAACAGAAACTGGTTTTTATAAAACAGATAAAGAAACAATCGAAAATTACCGCTCTATTCCAGTTATTGAAGAGATTTACAAATGCAACAAAACGGAATCATCTTTAAAATGGTTTAAAGATAAGAACTCTGATGGGTTTTTTTCTGCATATGATTTTAAAAATGACGTTGTCAGACCCTTTTATGGAATTTACGGCACACAAACTGGGCGTAATGCCGCCAAAGCGAAAACGTACCCATTGGCGATGAGTTCCTGGTTGCGTGCCATTATTCAACCAAAACCTGGGACTGTCATAGTTGCCGCAGACTTTAGTCAACAAGAAATCGCGGTTGCTGCCTGGCTCTCGCAAGACCCAAACTTAATCAATGCCTATAATTCGGGCGATGTGTATTTAGAGTTTGCAAAACAAGCGGGCGCTGTGCCGTGGGATGCAACAAAGAAAACCCACGAGCGCGAGCGTGACTTGTTCAAATCAACAAAACTAGGTCTACAGTATGGGATGGGTGCGGAAAAGTTGCGCATCAAACTCTCTTACGATTGCAAGCGAGAAGTCACTCAAGAAGAGACATTAAAACTCATCACTGCGCATAAAACAGTTTACGCGCAATATTGGCGCTGGGTTTATGACGTCAGCACTCGCTACAAGCAAAGAATGCCACTCATTACAAGTGATGGTTGGGTACTATGGCCTGACAATCCCATCATGACAAGTGTCCGCAACTTTCTTGTACAAGCCCACAGTGCAAGCATCACGCGTCAGGCAGTTATTGAGGCGTATCAAGCACAACTTAACGTTGTGTCATCACTTCACGATGCAATTTATATTATTTCAACAGATCCAATAAAAGATATCCCAAAATTAAAAGAAGTTATGCGGATAGCAACTGAAAAAATCTTGGGTAAAAACTGTATTGAAATCAGAATTGATGATAAAATCATAACGGAATCAGAAATATGGGTCGAAAAAAAGGGACAAGCAGACTGGCTTAAAATTTCAGAGCATCTTTTATAGAGAGGTCACTGTATGCAAACAGAATTTGTCAAAACCGAGAGTAAAACTATTTTCAAAAAAGCCCCCTCGCTGACTAATAAAACAGTCAATGGCGAATTGTTTAAAGTGAACGAGTGCGTTAAAGGTACAATTTCAAACATTTTCGAAAATCAAGACGGCAAAATTATTTTTATCAAAACGGATAAAGGCGATGTTGGCGTTCCATTGTACATGGGACTTAAGTTTTTCATGTACTACAAAAAATACCGCTACGGCGAAACTGAAAAAGTCGGCAAAGAAAAAGGCGACCCAATTACAATTCATTATCTGGGAACTAAGACAAGTCCAAAATCAAACAGAGCGATGCACGACTTTTTCGTGGAGTGAACATGTCAGATTCTGATTATTATCAAATTGACCGTCTTAGCTTTTCAAAACTGAAACATATTTTAAATTCGCCCCGAAAATTTTTACAGCAACAGCAAACACCATTTGCGGGTTCTGCTGCATCAAATTTGGGCAATGCGATTCATTGTTGGCTACAAAACCAAAAAGAGCGCGTGAGTTTTCTGCCCGACTTGTCACAGATAAAAACAAAAGACGGGCGCGCGGCACGCAACCCACACGCAACCACTGAGGGGAAACAGATAATTGAAAACTATAAAAAAACTCTGCCGCCGGATAACTTTATTATTCCTATCGATTCTCTCCCTATTCTAACTAACCTTGAGCAAAATTATTTACAGAATGCTGAAATTCAAGGCGTCATGCATCATGTCACAAATTTTGAGACTCCGTATTTTGCAAAAATTCAAGATTTGGCATTTAAAGGAAAAGTCGATGCAGAAAATCACAAATACATAATTGATTTTAAAACAACTTATAAAAACGCGTCAAAATTACATATCGCAAAGCACATCATATTTGATGAGTATTATCATATGCAACTTGCACTTTATGGTATGCTTAAAGCAAAAAATGAAAATAAAAAATTAGAAGATTATGAGTATAAAATTATATTTTTTGAAACCGAGCCGCCTTACGATGTGAAGATGTATCATATTTCGCAAAATACGCTCTGTGAGGGTTTGCAATTACTTTATAAAGCGATTAATAAATACAAACAACACATTTTAGGAACAAATTATTTATTTGAATTGGGGGAAACAATTTGAGGAAAATTCCCACTATTTTAGCGATTGACCCTGCATCAAATAAAGCAGGTGTGGCATTGTATTACAACGAAATTTTACGGTCTGCATTGTTAACAGGATATGGGAATTGGACGCAAAGAATCACACAGCAACGGCAACAATTAGAATTGTTTTTAAATCATTACTTACCCGAAAATGAAATTATTAATCATCTTGTCGTTGAAAATGTAAGTGGATTTAGGAATTCAAAATTGAGTTATTCTGTAGGTGCTCTTTGTTCGTTGCCGTGTATTCAGAGCGACTTAAACCTTGTATCGCCCGCAGTTTGGAAAAGAATTGTCAGAAAATACGGCGGCGGAAAATCAACAAAAGGTTTTTTAGCGCTGCAATGTGTCCGGCCAGCGTACCCGCAAGTGTCTGATGATGAGGCTGATGCTATCTTAATGTTACTTGCTTATCTCGAGAAAGGCTTTATTGATGACGACAACTCCGTTGATTAATTGTTTGTTTTTAGATTTAGAAACCACAGGTCTTGAGCCAACACAGAATCACATTTTAGAACTCTCAATTTTGCCAGCCCAATTTTATGGGCAAAAATTTTCCTGTTATCAAGACAAAATGTTTACGGCAATCGTGAATTTTCCCGTTGATAAGTTGCAGCACAATTGCAATCAAAAAGCGTTTGAGATGCACCAGCAAAATGGCTTGATAGCAGATATTGTCAATCCCAATATTGACAAATGGGAATTGAAAGAGCTTGAAACAGAATTGATTAAACGTGTGAATTTTTTATTTGGTGACCATTCGATGAATATACAATTAGCGGGTAACTCTGTGCATTTTGATTTGGCATTTATCAAACATCACATGCCCACATTTGCAAAACGTTTGAGCTACCGAATCTTAGATATGACCACATTCCGCACAATTTATACTTCACTTTATCCCGATGATAGCGAACAACCAAACCCTAAACATCGTGCCCAAGACGATGTGTTGTACTCATATGGATTGATGCTAGACTTTATTCAGAAATTAAAGCCTACGGAAACGTGCAGAAGTTTAAATTAATTAATAGCACCATTACGTAATACTGGGTTCCTTTCTGATTCTTCATTGAGTAGTTGAATTGCCCTATGCACATCATGCAAGTTATCTTCCAAAATTTGTTTACGCTCTGGAGTATCCGGTGGTAAAGTTTTCAAGATAATAGAAGCGGACTGTGTCACTTTTAAATCTAGTTTTTCGACTTTCTCATCCATTGCTTTGTTACGAAGTTTAAGCTCGACTATTTCTTTCTGTAGTTTCTCTACTTCTTTCACGTCAGCTTTCGCATCAATTTTGACAAATATGTTATTTTTCATTTCTTCCTCGATATATTTTTTTATTGATGTACCATATTTAAATAAATTTGCGTTTGGGTTTGCAGATTTTTCTTTTATCTGTGTAATATCTGCTGCACAAATTAAAATTCCTTTTCTGACCATTTCCCAACGCCATTCTGTAAACTTCTCAATTTGTATGCCGTCATCCTGCAAATCTGCAAGTGAAATTCTCTGATACTGTGTGGGGCGGTGTGCTTGAGCAAAAATACGCAAAAATAACGATACCAATTTCCCAGGGTCATTTGTTTTTGTATTCCTGGCCAAGTATTGCTTAAAGGCGTTGTAATTCTTCGTGTATGAAGTTCTCATAATACCCTCTATTTTTTTTTCGTCATGCATCATGCGTGACAAAATCTTTTTAAAGGCTATCAAAGGAAAAAGTCAAATTTTTGTATTAAAGTATTTTTCGTGCTAAAAATTTAAGCACAATTAAAGTAACGTTAAGGTTACTGAAAGTAACGGTAAAGTACCAAAAACCTGTTAACTTAATTTTAAGGTCTTGATATCGCTCAACCCCGCGTACCGAAATCGTACCGAAAAAAAAAAAAG